GCCATCGCGATCATCTCGTCGGTGATGCCAATGGCGTTAAGCGCCGTGTACGGGCCTGGGCCGGCAAACTCCGCGACTTTGGCGTAGCCGTCGGCGGTCAAAAGCGGGAACGAGGCGCGAGCGGTCGACGGGCTGCTTGGGGTCCGCGTCGGGCCGATGCCTGAAAACGTCGTTCCAGCCGGATAGCAGCGGAGACCCTTGTCGAACGTCTGCGCGCCGCCCGTGTCCTGGTCAATGGCTGCCGCCAGGGCGTTGCCGATCGCAAGGCACGATTCAAGACAGACGACGTTTGCCGCGTAGATGTAGGCGGTCATACAGGACTCCACGCGCCGAACGTGTTGGCGAGATAGGTACGAAGATCCGTCGTGTCCGGGTGGCCCTCGATGCCCATGGAGAACGCGATATGAAACGGGATCATCGCGGCAGGAAAGCCGAGCTTCATCGACGTTGCCGTATTGGCGTTGTGATACCCCATCCCGACATTGCTGCCGACCAGCGTACCTGCGGCGTTGTAGGTATAGGCATTAACGCCAGGGCCGTAGCCTATCCCGTGCTGTTCAACAAAGATGAACGTATTGCCGTAGTCCGGGCAGGTAACGTATCCGCACCATGACGTACCATCCCAAACTTCGATCACGTCTGTTGCTGTGTTGCGGATCATTTGAAAATCCAGCCCACCTGCGCCGGTCAGTACATGTGGATACGCCTCTGCGCTCGGCGTGTTGGCTTTCACATGAATAACGAAAATCTCAGTACGAACCGCAGGAACAGCGGTGGCAAACGTCACGCCGAGGTTCTTGCTGGATGTGAAGTACGCCGACCGAATGCCGCCATTCACTTTGCAAACCGGCTTCGACCCGCCGGTTGCCTGCACGACGTTATTCCCATTGCCGCTCAGGTCAGAGATTGACCCAAGCGGATCGCCATCTGCCGCAGGCGATCCTCCCGCTGATTGCAGAAAAACTGACTGGTCGGCTGCCCCGTTCCAGAGCCAACCGTTTAGGCCTCCGGTGAACTCGTCGGCAGGGGTGTATGCGGCAGCCGCCGACGCCCGATACTCCAGCGACGGCACTAGCGGCCGAGCCAGCGGAGTCGTCAGCAGCCGCGTCAGCTTGCGCGACGGCATGGCGTCAGATCCGGTAGGCGCTGACGTACAGGGCGGACGGCGAGCCGGAGGCGACAGCCATCCGAATCTGGCTGCCTGCCTCGAGCTTGAAGCCATTGGAGCCCGTGGCGGTGAACGTCGTGTCGGTGCCGACTGTGTGCGCGGTAGTACCGTCGCAGCCCTTCACCTGCAGCGTCAGCGTCGCGCCACCGATGGTGCCGCAGACGTCGACGCGGCCATCACCTCCGGGCCATACCTTCCAGTCCCCGGTGGCGCTGGCATTGTCGAGCAGTACCACTTCATGACGCTGTGCCATGTTCCTCTCCTCACTCCAGGGCCCAGATGCTGAGCTTGCTGGTTTTCACGGTGACGGTGTTCACGACAATGGTGCCGACTCCAGCGCGGAGCCCGGTGATGATCCCGGCAAGGTCCGGTCCGCCGGCGCGCACTCCCGGCGACGTCGAGTCCCATGCGCCACCGGTGTCCGCCGCTGCTCCTGCGGCACCGAATCCGGCGCCCGAGCGCGTGATCAGCGCGCCGGCGCAGACCAGCTTCTGCCCGGTCGTCGTCGTGGTCGTGCCGGCGAGCGTTCGCCAGGTCGACCCGTTGTCCGCCGTCGAGTCGATGCTGATGTCATAGGCGGCGCTGTAGGCCGAGATGACTGCCTCATAGATCACGAGGTACAGCGATGCCGGGCAGGACGACACCACGCCAGGCAGCGCGATGTAGTTCGTCTGCGCCGCGGCCTGGGCGTTCTGCTCCGTGACGGAGATCCGGCGCCAGTGCCCCGGCTGCATCGGGAACAGCCCGGCAAACGGGAATATGCGCGGATCCATCAGAGGTCGCCGCCGTTGATCGGGGTGATCTTGATGCCCGCCGCCACGGCGGTGGCAAGCGTCACGTAGATGCGCTCCGGGTTACCGCCGCCGGCCAGAACCAGCGTGTCGATGAAACGATACGGGATCGACGCGGCAGTGCTGCTGGCGGTGTTGGAGGCGATCGCAACCTCACCGATCAGCGCATTGTTCCCGGCGACTTCGGGATCGCTGCCGTTGTTGCGGAAGATCCGGCACAGTGTGGCGACGTTCGTGCCCAGGTGCATGAACCGGATCTCGGGGACCACCGAGCCGGACGAACCCGCGGTGAAGATCAGCGCGCGGCCGGTTGCGCCCGTGCCGTCGGTCGCGGTGTTCGCGGCCGTGAGCGTGGCCGGGGTGCCCTTGTTGGGCGTGCCGACAAACTGCGGGGCGGTTGCCATCCCTCACCTCAACGATAGTTATCCCAGGCGTACAACTGGCCGAAGATGTTGCCGGGCAACAGGACCGAGTTGACGCCGTCGTGGTTGTGGTCAACGGCCGGCGTGTAGCTGTCGCCGAGCCATTCGTACAGGTACTGCGCGTTGTCGCGGATCGCGGTCATGAGACCGGTGGTGATCGGCGACTCGGGGTCGATGTCCCCGTCCGGGATGACGGTCCAGCTCACGCTCGGCGCCGGCATTACGGTTCAACCTCGATGGCGATGCAGCGGCGCGCGACAATGTGCGCGCAGCCGATGCGGAAACGACGCTCGAACGGCTCAGCATCTGCCGGAGCCTTCGGCATCGTGTCGACGATGCCGTGGAAGTGATCGCACGACGTGCAGCGATCCGCGCGGCGATTCTTGAAGGAAATGGCCGGGCACGGGACGTAGACGGTCGGCGGGATGGCAATCGTCGTCATGCGGCGATTGTGGACTGCGCGTCACGCCGGCCGGCGTTGCGTTTTTCTCACCGTCAGATGATGAGGTAGCCGGACGATCCGTCCGAGAAGACGCCGGTGTTGAGGCAGGCGCAGGCGTAGCCGTCGTTGTTCGGGTAGTCGCCGGTGCCGTTCGGCGCGATGAAGCCATACCGGCGCCCGAAGTTCGTGGTGCGCAGCGTGATGTCCAGGCCGCGGCCGTTGTCCTTGCGCTTCACGACCAGGCAGCGTACTGAGGTCGCGGCACCGGCGGCATCGACGAGCTGGGCAGTGGTGACGTCGTAGAGGTCGCCGATCTCGATGTCGGCGTCCTTGGCGTCGACCTTGCACGTGATGTTCTTCGGGGCGTCGCGGTACTGGCCGACCCGGCGCTTCACGAAGGCGGTCGCGCCAGACTCGCTGCCGGAGGTGAACCAGCGCGAGTACATGACGTCCGAGCGGACGTCACCGTACTCGAGGTCGCTCTCTGCCCCGGAGTCGATGTAGCCGCGGCCCCCGAGGTAGTTCTTCCCCTCGGTGACGTTCGACGTGGCCGTCACCAGGTTGAAGCCGAGATAGGCGCGGGTGAGGCGCAGCTCATCGAGGGGGGCAACGTCGACCGAGCCGAGCACCAGGTTGGCCTCGTCGTCGAGCGTGGCGCCGGTGAGCGCGGCCGGGGACTGCGGGCCGATGAACCGGTACTTCACCTTCGCGGCAACCGGGTCCCACCAGATCACGCCACCGGTCTGCTGGGCCAGTTCGGTCAGGTAGGTGGAGGCCGACTCCGGCTCATGCAGGCAGGCGGTCACGTGATAGCGCAGGCCAAGCCACGTGTCGTCCTCGGCCTCGATGCCGGTGACGTCGATGTTGCCGTCGGCAATGCCGGACAGGTTGCAGATGTTGCGCACCACGTCCGAGAACGGCTGGTCGACGTAGACCAGGCACTGCTGCACGACGTCGCCGATGTCGCCGGCGGCGGCCGTCGTCCCGAACTGGGACCGGTAGGTCGAGTCCGGCCAGCTCAGCACATCGCCGACGTTGCTGGTGTAGCGGATGATCTGGTCCTTTACGCGGATGTAGCCGGTGGCGTCGTAGAGCGCGCCCTCGCCGGTGCCGAGCGTGAGCGACAGGTCGTTCGTGCCGAACGCGGCCGCCAGCTTGCCGGCCGTTGGCGCCGGCAGCTTCATCCGGTCTGCCAGCTTTATCGGGTCCTTCAGGGTGATGACGACCTTCTGCTTCGAGCTCGGCCCGCGCACGGTCTCCAGCAGGTAGGCCTCGGTGACAAACTCCGCGTCGTCCCAGCCGTCGGTGAAGTACGCGCGCTTGATGCGGGCAGGCCTATTTGACAGGTTGTGGAACCTGGCCAGCAAGCGGCCCCAGTAGGTGCCGGTAGCGGCAGTTGCCCGGGTGGCGTGGTACGGATCGAGGTCGTGGTCGGGGCACGGCTCGTCGACGAGGTTGATCGTGGCGCTGGCGCGCGGCGCCAGGCCGGCGCGCGGGTCAATCTCGGTCGCGGCCAGACTCACGCCGCCCTTCTCGATGTACGGCCGGACGTTCTTGCCCGCCGGGACCGGCGCGCCCGTGCTGCAGAACGACACCGTCTTGATGGTGTCGGTGAAGTTGGTCTTGTCCTGGCAGGTGCGGTAGGTGTTGTAGCACTCCGTGCCGGCGGCGCCGGCGGCCGTGCACGGCGCGACGCCGTAGGTGTTGCCGCACCACGGCAGATCGACCTCGAGCTGATAGACCGGGATGCGTGAGAAGTCGCTCACGGCACCACCGCGGTGACCTTGAACGTCAGGTCACAGTAGCTGCCGGCCTTGTGCGGCGTACGGAACCCGCCATCGACCGCGACGAGATACACCTCGGCGGCGTGGCCGCTGGGGTCCCACTGGAAGATGAACGGGTCGTCACGCAGGTGCGCCTCCCATGCCGCCTCCCACGTCGTGCGCGCCCACGACCAGGTGAGCGTGCTGAAGTTCAGCGTCTGCTCCCACTCCTCCCACTCCACCGTGCGGCCGAGCGCGTGGCCGAGCTCGCTGCGGTTGAGCGCGCCCTGGGGCGTACGGCCGAGCGGATCAAAGCCCTCCGACAGGTAGGCCGGGATGTCCATCGCCACGCCCACGGAGGCGATCGCGAGGCTCGGCATGGTCGCCGCGCCGGTGATGCGCAGCCGCCAGTAGCGGTAGGTCGCCGAGGCGAAGTGCCGTACGAACGCTGCGTCGGTGCTGGGCGTCACCGTGTCGACGAGCACGTTCGAGGCGCTGAAGTTGTCGGTGCTGCCGCGCAGTTCGATGGTGCAGCCCTGCGTGGCCAGATCGTGGCCGTACACCGCCCAGTAGTCGGCGGCCTTGGCGGAACCGCAGTCGACGGTGACGGTTGCCGGCAGCGCCGTTGGTTTCCACCAGGTGTAGGCGCGCCAGTCGCGCAGGTTGAGCACGCTGTACCCGGCCGCAGTGGTCGACGCCGCCGGCGTGCCGTCGTCTAGGCGGTTTTCGTACAGGCACTTCGGATAGTCGGTCGCCATCACGCCACCATGAACTTGACGCCGTCGCCGGCAGCTTCCTGTATGGCGGGGGCAAGCTTGTTGCGCACCCAGTCCATGGACACCATCCCGTTGTCACCCTCGACCCGGATCACCACATTGCGCTGCGGGCCGCCAGAGTTGGAGGCCTGCGGGAGCGTCGGGGCCTCCGGTATGGCACCAGACGGCATTCCCCCGCTTGGCAGCCCGGTTGAGTCAACCGGCATCGACGCACTGGCGCCGACGTTTGCCGCACCGCCGCCGTTGAATTGCTGGGCACGCAGTTGGCGGATGTTCATCATCGAGTTCGCGGCAACGAGAGCCACAGCCGCAACGTTCAGCGGGAAAGGAAGGCCCCAGGCCTTGCCGATGCCCTCGCCCATTCCGATCAACGCGTTGGCGATGGCCGCCTTCTTGCCGAACTCAAACTCCTTTTTCTTATCCGATTGCATCAGGTTGGCCGCCTGACCGAGCAAGGTCGACACGCCGGCGATGCGGCTCTTCATCGACTTCTGCTCAAGACTTGCCTTTGCCTGAACCATCCAGGCGAACTGGCCGTACTCCTTCAGCTGGGCCTGATACTCACGCTCGCGGCGTGCGTCCTCCTCCTCGGCCTCCTTTTCGTTCCACGTCATGCGCACGGCGCCCATCTCGACCTTGTGGGCCTCGACGGTTTCCAGCTCCTTCTGGTTCGCGGCAACCTGCTTTGCCTGCGCGTTGGCNNTGGCCAGAACCTCGCCCTGCTTCGCAGACGCGGCGTCGATCTGCTTGACCGCCTCCAGCATGCCGGCCGACGGCAGCGGAGATTTCATCAGCACATCTAGATCTTTGCGGATCTGCTCAAAAGTTCCCTTTGTAACCTTGGCCGCGATTTCCAGGGTCTTTGAATATTCGATGTGCACGCCAGGCAGCTTGTTCACGACGTCGACAATTGTCTTGTCGATTTCCATCAGCCCCTGAATGATCAACAGCCTCATTCCAGTGAAGCCAAGCTCAAGCCCTGTCCACACAATCTCAACCGCGCGCCAGGCATCGGCGAAGATCCCGACGGCGCGGACGAGCCCGACGAAGGCCGCGTGCATCACGCGCCGGAAGCCCTCCCCGTCGCCCATTGCCTTGACGAACATATCGGCGGCCATCTGGATGTAGGGCGCCAGCTGCGCGCCGATCATCGAGGCCATCGACTTGAAGGACTGCCCGGCCTTGTCCAGCGACTGGTGCATCGCCTGCAACTTGCCGGCGTCGATCTTGCTGGTGGCGTTGGCGATGTTGAACATTTCGCCGCCCAGCTTCCGCAGGGCACCCATCAGCTCGGTGCCGAGGAACAGGGCGAGGCCGACCTTCAGCCCCTTCTCCATCTTCTTTCCGGTGTCGGCGGCATTGGCGGACAGGCGGTCGAGGTTGGCGTTCACCTTCGCGAACGCGGCGGCAGTCTGGTCCTGGGCGGAGAGGACGTATTCGGCACGACCGGCTTGCATGTCACCCCTCCTGCTTCAGCCTCGTCACCTGCGCATCGATGTAGGCCATGGCCTCGTCGTACAGCGCCGGCTGATCGAAGATCCCGCCACCGAACGGCAGCAGGCCGTTCTTGTAGTGCCCGTAAAGCCTGAGAAACTCGCGCGACCCGGGCGTCACCATCGGCAGGAGGCAGGTATTGCTCTCCAGGCCGATCTCCGGCAGCGCGAACATGGGGTACGGCGCCGGGTTGCTCTCGTCACAGTGCCGGTGGAACCGGCACGCCTGGCAGTTGAACTTGTCGCGGTCGTGCGCCACCACGACCGCGATGGTCAGTTTTTTGCCTGCTCGCTCCCCAGCGCGGAGGCCTCGAGCACCTTGCCGAAGAGCTCCGACAGCAGCACAAACGGCAGGCGATCGAGGTTGGCGTCCATCGACTTGCCGAACTCCACCGGCTGGTCGTTGTCGCCGAGCAGGTTTTCCCAACCACGGAGACCACTGCGCAACGCAGCGCGGATCGCCGCGGCCGGGAATTTCACGGTCCCGCCGGCGTCCTGGACGGCCAGCGCGTTGACGTCGGCAAGGTCCATGGCCCTCAGGCCACAGAGCAGGAACCGGGTCCCGCACGGCTCGCCGGCTTCGTCTTTCGGCTCGTACCAGAACGGGGACAGCGGTGATGCGGCACGCAGTGCCATATGGACTCCTCAGGTGAAAACGATGGCCCAGGCGTCGTCGGCGGCGGCGTCGTCGACGAGCTGCCCCTTGATCTCCCGGGTGATGATGCCGTCGCGGTCGCCGTTGCCGACCTCGCTGTAGACGGCGGCGGGACCGCCGACCGAATACTGGTTTCCAGCGGTGCCGCCGACCGTGCCGACGGTAATGATCGCGGCGTTGTTGGCTTGCCACTTGGCGACCCAGTCGTAGGTGGCCAGCACGGTCGCCTCCGGGTCGATGGTGAACGTCGGCGCATGGCCAGTGACGCGGATCTCGCCATAGCCGTCGCTGGCGGCAATGTTGTCCGGCGTCGCCACGGTGATGCCCGGGTCGAGCTCGAACTTCGTGATGACGGCGGAGTAGCTGTCGACTACGAACGGGACGCCGACCAGCACCGGCGGCACGACCGAGGACAGCGTCGGCGTCACCAGCGAGGCATCGGCGCGGCTGGACAGGTGGCCGACCATGCGGAACGAGATCTTTCCGACCTGGGCGGTCTGCAGGCTGAGCGTGAACGAGCCGCGGCAGCCGGTGACCTTGTAGCGGATGCCATCCTCGTACAGCCAGAGCGTGACCGAGCCGTGATCCGTCGGGTTGCTTGCCGGGTTGTACGTGACGGACGAGACCAGCACCGTCTCCTTCACGCCGCACGCCTTCAGCAGCGGGCCAAACGCCGGAGCCGTGCCGGCAGAGCCGGAGCCCTTGATCTCGACGTCGAACGTCACCTCGAGCAGGCTGCCGGCGTAGAGGTTCTTCAGCGGGACGAGCCCCGGCTTCACCGCGCCGCTGCGATCGGCGGCGCGCGCGCCGGCGTAGCTGTAGGCAAGGTTCTCGACGAGGATGGCATTGCTGCCGGCCGTCGGGGTCGGGTCGGTGTTGTACGTGGTCTCGGCCTTGGCCAGCAGCACGTGACGGGTCTTCAGCATGACGATGCCCTCTGGTTACGCGCTCGGGTCGGTTCGCGACCGGCGGTAGTGGAACGTGAACTCCATCCGCATCGAGCCGCGGACCTTGTCTGCTCGCTCGAGGTCAGGGACCGCCGAGCCTTCGGTGGTGTTGAGGACGAACGACAGGCCCTGGGTCACGTCGGCCTGCAGCGCAATCGTCACTTCCTTGCGGATCAGGTTGAGCTTCTGCTCGGCCAGCGTGTCGGTGGTTTCCTTGACCAGCGCCTCGACGAATACCGTGAGGTCGCCGTCGATGTAACGCCAGGAGGATGACCCGCCATCGCTGCGCGGCTGATCCGGGCCCAGCGCGACAACCAGCCCCGGGACCTCGCTGTCCTGCAGGTCGGCAGTGCGGCTGCGGAAGACGCGGGAGCCCGTCGTGGTCAGGCCGGTCACCTTCGTGATCACGGCCCCGACGATCTGCTCGGCGCGGTGGTCTGCCATCAGCTCGACTCCGCCAGCGCCAACACCATGACGCCAGTCCCGTCCGGGTGAACGCCGATGATGTTGTAGGTGGTGCCGCTGATCACCAGCGTGTGCCCGTGCACGACGCCGGAGACGTCAGAGGCGCGGCAGGTGAACGACGGCAGCGATCCCTCGATGCCCGGCTGCGAGCCAATCGCGGAGAACCCGTTGTCGAAGATCCCGTTGACCGTGGTGCTGCCGTTGTAGGTAGCGGCAACACCGAAGTCATCGGTATCGAAGAACTGGGTCAGGTCCTCCGCGAAGGCCACATCACACCGTTTCCTTCCGGGACAGGCCCGTCACGCTCAGGATGAAGCTGGGCGTGGTGCCGGCAATCGTCCCGACGTACCGGATCCAGCCGGCAACAGAACCGGCCGGAATGGTGATCTTCTGCTTGCTGTTCGACGCGGTGACCTGCGTGAACGTCGCGCCAGAAACATCAGCCGCACCGGTGCCACCGCTGTCGCTGGCATGCTGGATCTTCCCGTCGAGGGTCGGCGTGGTGCCGGACACGGTGCCGACATCCTGGATGATGACGAGATCACCCTCGTACTCGCTGACGTCGACCCAGGAGCCGGTGACGGTAGACGTGCGCGCCGCTCCGGAAGAGAGGTTGAAGACGCTGGCCGCCTGGCCCTCGTTATGCAGCATGTGCTACTCCGTTTCGCGCTGCGCGCGTGCTGGCGATCAGGCCGGCGGGTTCTGCGGCTGGGGTGCCGCCTTGCGCCGCGGAGCCCGCGGCTTTTCGTCCGTTGCCACGGCCTTCTTCGCGGCAATCAGCTCGCGAGCGAAGGCGTAGTCCAGCGTCAGGACGGTGTCCACGGGAACGGGCTCGCCGTTCATGAGGAACGCGCGTTCGACGCGAATGGTCAGGTCTTTCGGCTGCTGGATCATGTCGGTTCCCTGTCGTTGATGAGCTGCTTTCAAGCGCAAGGGGAGGCGGGCCTCCCCTCACGGGCGTACCTCAAGCGATCAGGTGATCGACGAGGCGTAGGAGAACGCGCTGGCACGACGGATCGCCACGTCGACCGTCGCGATCGCGCGGAAGCCGATGACCGCAGCGGCGAAGTTCGCGTACGGATTGAGCGCCAGCTCCAGCACGCCCCACTCGCCCAGCACGGCGCTGGAGAAGTCGCCGAACAGCATCGTGGCGCTGTCCATCTGGTTGGTCGTGCGCGCCTTGAAGCCGCTCACGCTGCCGTCCAGCAGGTTGCCCACCCACAGCGGGGAGTCCGTGCTGCTGAAGCGCTGGCGCTGCGCCAGCAGCGAGGCCACGGAGGGCGTGGTCACGTATGCGCAGGTATCAACCAGCGCCTCGCCGGTGGCCACATCCGTCTGGAACTCCAGGATGTCTTCGTACGCCAGCGAGGTGCCGGTGACGGAGCCAATGCCGGAGGTGTTCACGATGCCGGTCGGCTGACCGCTGGAGCCGCTGCCCTTGATGATCGCCGCATCGATCGCCGTGGCGACGTCTTTCGACAGCGAATCCCACAGCAGCATATCGACCGCGGGGCTCGACTGGATGAGCAGCTGGCGGCTGGCCTCGGTGTAGGCACCGACGTTTTTCGGCGTCAGGGCAACCTGGCCAAGCGTCATCGCGCTTTCCGAGATCGCCGTCGACTCCGACGACAGCCAGTAGGCAGTGCCGCCCGCGGTCTGCTTCGGGATGGTCATGTTGCCCTGCAGTCCCGGGAGCACGGTCACACCGAGCTGGACCATCAGCATCCGGGCGCGCAGCAGGTCAATGAAGCTGGCCGCGTCGTTGGTCGTGCCGACGAGGTAGCCGCCGCCGGAGGCCGAGGCCACCGTCTGGTCACGCTTCATCAGCGGCATTTCGCGGCGCTGGATTTCCGACGGGATGAACATGCCGCCGCGCTGCGGAACGTTGCCGCGCTTCACCAGCGCCTCGTGCGCCTCACGCTCGAGGCCAGCACCGTCCCAGGCTTTCCGGTCGCCCTCGTGCTGGGCAACCATGGCGCGCATCAGGCGCGTCAGGCTGTAGCGTTGCACCTCGGCGTTGCTCAGGCCGACATCCGGAGCAGCCGGGCTGAAGCCCTGGCCGGCAGCCATGCGCTTCATGATCTGCTCGTTGACCCAGCGCAGGTCGTGGCCGGCGGTGATGGCCTCGCGGGCCACTTCCATGCCGCCGTGCTTCTCGTAGGCCTGGCCGGTGGCGAGGATCTCGTTGACGCGCTGCATGGCAGCTGCTTCGCCGCGCTTCTCGATGGCGGCCTGGTCGATGACTGGTTCGGTCATGGGTGCATTCCTCGTGACGGAAACATGGGGTGCCGGCGGCGCGACGGGCGCGGGCGGCGGATTCAGGGATTCGGAGCGGCCTACGCCGACGCTGGTGTCCGCAGGGATCGAGACGATGCTGATCTCATACGGTTCCCAGAGAGTCGCGCGGTAGGTCGGCTGCGCGGAGTCGGGCTCGGACACCTCGACCTTGTGGATGCGGTAGCCGACGGACACGTGCTGGCGGATGCCATCGACGATGTCCTGGAACACCTCCTCGGCATCGTCGCTCCTCCCGAAGCGCACGACGGCGCGACCTACCCGGTCGCCCTCGATTTGGCAGTTCTCGACAACGCCGACCTGCTCGCGAGGATCGTGATCCATGAGCACCGCGCCCGCATTGCGGAGGCGGTTGAGGTCAACGGATGCCGGCGAGTGATCGAGGATCTCGATGCCCCACCAGCGTTCGACGGGCGCCTCCGATGAGAACGCCAGTTCTACGGTGCGCGCGTCGACGTTGATCGCTTCGCGCTTGATCAGGAAGGAGCGCGTCTGCGGCTCGCGCGACGGATCGGCGAGGAACGCTTTGCGCTTTTCAAGTTCGGCGGTCGTGTCCATGCCCGCGATGACACCACAGCGTGTCCGCCGCGTGGTGTTGCGTTTTTCTCACGCGGCTCCGATGCTTCCGCCGGAGCCCTGCGAATCTCCCAGCAGGCCTCGAGCGCGCATGGTCTCTTCTTCCTGCTCGATCTCCAGCAGGATGTCGTCCAGGTCGTCGCCCTGCTCGGCGGCAATCTGGCGGCGCGACTTGACGCGCAGTTCGACGGCAAGCTTGGCCGCCTCGATGTCGTTGCGCGGGTCGACCCACTGCCAACGGCGCGGCTGCCAGGTGTCGGCGTGGAACTTCGACAGCTTGCTGGCCGGCAGCGGGCCCAGCGCGCCCATGATCAACGCGGTGGACAGCCAGTCGGCGAACACGATCCGGCAAAGGCCGTCGACCACCTGCGCCTGCACGGTCTTCCACGCATCGCGCTCATCGAGAACGCCCTGGCGGATCGAGGAATACGACACGCCCTCGAGGTCGCTGGCAAGGGAGTTGTAGGAAACGCCAAAGCCGGAGGCGATGCCGCGCAGGCAGGCCTTCGTGAAGGCGTCGTAGTTGGCCTCCGGGTACTTCGGGTCGAACGCGGAGAACTCGTAGCCCTCCGGCGCCATCTGGAACGTGCCCGGCTCGGCCTCGGTGATCAGGTTACCGGACGCATCCTGGTCGTCAGCCAGCGCGGAGGCATCTCCATCCTTCGAGGTCCAGAAGCCCATCTTCGCCGCGCCGATGCGCGCCGCGATGATGGCGGCCTCGTCGAACGCGCCGAGATGGTTGAGCCGGATCATAGCGGCATGCATCCACGGCACGCCGCGGATCTGCTCGGGGCGGTCCTGCACGAAGTCGTGAATGATGTCCTCGGCCGGCACGCGCTCGCGCTCGCCGACGGCATAGGCCGAAAACCGCAGGTCGCCGGGGTGGCGGGTGCTGATCCAGTAGGCGACGGCCCGGCCGCTGCGGTCGAGCTCGATGCCCATGCGGATGACATTGCCGTTCGGCAGGTCGTCATTGTGCCGCTCGTCCAGACGATCGACGTCGATGAACTGCAGGGCATACCCGTGCCGGTTCCGGCGGGCGTCCATATGGCGGATGCGGCGCAGCAGCACCTCGCCATCGCGGGCCATGGTGCGCACGTACAGGCGCTGCAGGGCAGGCCACGACATGCGGTTCGTCACTTCGCAGCCGCGCAGGCCCCAGATGCGGAACTCGCGCTCGATGATTCCGTTGGCGACGGTGTCGAGGGTGAACTTCTGGTCGCGGCCCCAGTCGCCAGCCTTGTTCTGCAGGATGACGCCGTCCGGGCCGATGACGTTGGCCTCCACCATCTGCAGGAATTTCCGGGCGTGCGCATTGTCGCGCGCCAGCTCGCGCGAGCGGGCGCGCAGGGTACGCAGGCTGCGGAAGATCTCCTGGTTCGCCGACAGGCTGTAGGACGCCATGCTGGCCGTGAGACGGCCAATGGCTGCGGCGGCATAGTCGGCGGAGCGGCGCGCCGTGGCGGCCTGCGGCTTCGGCGACATCCAGCGGTTGAGCAGTCCCATCAGCGCACCATCCTGACGCCGAGCGCCATCGACACCGCGCCCGGCACGATCCAGCCGAGCGGCGGGTAGATCTGGTAGGCGCCGACGGTTACGGCCGCGAGGCCGCCGAAGACGAAAATATCCTGCAGGTCAAAGAAGGCAATCACCCGGCGGGCAATGTCGCTGGCGTTCATCACAGCCTCGTGAGCAGGCGGTTGCTGGCCGGCTTGCCGTTGCGGATGCGGTCGGCATTGAGCTCGGCTGCGTACTCGGCCCGGTAGTAGTCACGCAGCTTCAGCAGGTCAGGGATCGGCGTGCGCGACAGCGATCGGCCCTGGATGGTGTAGGCCATCTGGTCGACGGTGGCGCGGCTTTCCAGAACGGCCTCGATGGCATCGAGCGCCTTCTTGGCATGCGATCGCGGGTCGGCTGTCGACGCCGCGAGGTTCGGGATCAGCGTCCAGATGCCGCGCCCGATCGACACGCGCTGGCTGTCGCTGGTGCGTGTGATGTACGCGGTCCAGGCGTAGGCGCCGGCGGTGTACCCTGCGGTGGTCGCGCTCGCAACCTCAACCAGGTAGATCCCGCCGGTCTCGCTGGCGGTGATCGAGAAGCTCGTGCTGCCGGATGCCTGCTTGTCGGCGACGTAGCTGAGCGAGTAATCGGCCGTCGGGTAGTCAGCGCTCAGGCTGGTGCGCTTCCACAACCAGCGATCACCGACGACCAGCTCTTCCGGCTCGCCCTCGGGATAGTTCGCTGAGTCGAACGCATTGCCCATCTACCGCCTCCACCCGTTGACGAATCCACCGCGCGGCCGCGGCGGCTTGACGGCTCGCGCCGGCGCCGGCTTCTGCGCGGCCGGCGGCGCGGCCTCATCCGGCGCTGCCGGTCTGGGCCGGTCGCTCAGAGCTTCATGCTCGCCTCCCAGCATCTCGACGCGCTGCCTGAAGCGACGTGCAGCCTTGTCCAGGTTCACATCGAGGATCGCGAGTGCCGCGGTGGCATACACCCGGCAGTCGAGCGCCTCGTTCCTCGCCTTGTGGTCCTTCAACTCCCAGCGACGCACCGCTACGCCCTTGAAGTATCGGGTGACGAGCCTCTCGGCGGTGAGCTGTGAGAAAAACGCAACGTCTCGCGCATGCGGGAAATGGCAGTACCCGGGCCCAGGCTCCGTCACCTTCAGGCGCGAAAAGAGCAGTTCCTTCGCCGTGTCGACGCCTACAGAGAACAGGCGCACGCCGGCGGCGTTGTTGCGGGTCGGCTTGCTGACCAGCGGGCGTCCATGACCGCCGACGCCCTTCACGGCGAACACGCGGCGCGCAAACCGCGGCTTGCAGAATGCGTACACCATGTCGGTCTTGTGGCCGCCGGTGTCGATGGCGGTCGCGGAGATCCGCATGCGCACGCCGAGCTCGTGCTCGAAGTCGCTCGTGAGGATCTCGTCGAGCTGCTTCCACAGCGGGGAGTGCGACGGGTGCTGCCCGGGGTCGCCCTCGATCACACGGTAGTCGATGTCCCACGACTCGCCGCCAGGCCCCCAGCCGACGATCTCCAGTTCCAGCCGGTTGTCCTGGACGTCTACTCCGCAGGTGAGCATGACCACGCCGGCGGGCACCTCAGCCGGGTAGACCTCGCGGCGCTCGAGCAGGCCGGTCTCGTCCATCGACTCGCCGCGCACGTCGTCCGGCTCCCCGAGGGCGGTGTTGATCCACGTGCGCAGGGTGTCGGTGAACTGCTTTGCCTCGATGAAGTTGGCAGCCATGGTCCCGAACGTGACCCACGGGCTGTAGATCTCATTGATGTGGAAGCTCGCCACGCCGCTGCGCTTCGGCTCCGCGGTCGGCACCCAACCAATGCCCGGCTCGCCGGCGCGCTGGCGGCGGTCGGCCTCGGCCAGCATCCACGGCTTGTCGGCGTCGACGATCACCGCGCCGCATCCCTCGCAAACGTAGTAGGCCTCCTCCGGCTTGCCCTCCGGCCATTGAACGTTTGACCAGCGCAGCGTCTGCTTCCGGTCACAGTGCGGGCACGGCACGAAGTAGCGGCGCTGGTCCCCCTGCAGGAAACCGGACTCGATCCTCGACTTGCCCTTGATCGTTGGCGTCGACCCGGCCAGCAGTTTGCGGTTCCAGAACGTCGTCGTGCGCTTGCGCGCGAGCGAGATCGGGTCGCCCTCGGAGCCCGCCGAGGCCGGGTAGCGGTCTACCTCGTCAAAGAGCACCACCCGCACCGGGCGCGAAGCAAGGCCCGCCGGAGAGTTGGCGCCGGCGATGGTGATGTGGCCGCCGAGGAAGGTCTTGTGTAGGATGGTGTTCCCGCTGTCCTTGACCTTCGAGTCGGCGATCTTCGCGCTCAGTCGCGGCGAGTCGCGCACCATCGGAGCGAGACGATCCTTTGACCAGGCCTCGCCCATCTCGACGGTCGGCTGGATCAGCAGCATCGGCGCAGGGTCCTGGTCGACGTAGTACCCGACGACGTTGTTGAGCGCCTCGGTCCAGCCGACTTGCGCGCTCTTCATGACCCAGATCTCGAAGAGGGTCGGATCGTTTACGGCGTCCATGATCCCGCGCTGAAACGGCGCGCGATCAGTCACCCACTGACCTGGCTCGGCGCTGCTTTCGGGGCTTAGCTTCCGGTACAAGTCCGCCCACTGGCTCACTGTGAGCCTCGGGGGCGGCCTCCACGCTTGCATCGCCTTCAAAACGTGGGATGGGATTGGCTGACGACAGCTCATTCAGCACCTCCACGATCATGCGCTCCAGCTGGTCGCGCACCTGCGGCATGGTCTTCAATCCCAGCACCAGCGGCGCGGCCTTGGTCGGAATCGCGAGCAGCCTCGTCTTGGCGTTGCTGATGATCTTGCCCCAGTGCATGCCGACGTCGTCCGAGTCGACCAGTCGCTGGCGGCGCTGCTCGTTCTCCATCGCAACCTTGTCGGCCTGCTCGCGCGTGAGTCGTGCGCGCTCCTCCTCGTAATTGAGGAACTGCCCGTCGGGGGTCTGCGTGAGCTTTCGCATCTCGTGCTTGATCAGCCACTGGATGCACTCCTGCGTGTCGTACTTGCTCGGGTTGCGGCCGGAGCCACGCTCGATGCACGGAAAGCCGCGCTCCTCCAGGCGGCTGATCGTCATCGGAACGACCCCTAGTATTTCGCAAAGATCGGTTAGACTCACGACCTTGCCCAACCACTGCCTCCGCGCCTTTTTTCCTTAACATTCAAAATGTTATCGCAGCTAGACGAACTTCGCAACCTTGGCCCCGCAGGCTGGAAAGTCTCTGAAAGGACCCGCAGGCCAAACGCGCGCGCGCGCGA